CCCGTTATTTTTTTACCAATAAACTTATCAATATAAAGAGAAATATCAACTCCAAAATTAGTCGGATTAAGTTTTACCGAATTAAAATTTCCATCATAGGCAATATTTCCGGGAATAACTACCGATCCCTCTTTGAATATATGACTTCCAAAAGATTTTACCTGATCCTGTAAAATGGATTGAAGAGTTGTTAATTCTCTTGCCTGTACTGGATATCCTGGTTTGAATAAGACTTTGTAAAAATTCTTTTCAGAATCAAAGTCATCATAATATGGACTGATGTTTAAATCTGTTTTTTGTGCCATTTTTAGTTAGAATTCCAGGATAATTTTAATGTCTTCTTTTTGTCTAATGTCTCTTGTTACCAGGGGTCTATTATCAATATAAATTATATCTCCTGTCTTTTTATTTATCTCAGGATTTGCAAGACCATCCGTAAAGACTGCTCCTAAATTTATGTTCTTATTCCCAATAGTTGTAGTAATTCCTGAAAAACTAGTATCAATAGATACTGAAAGCGGAGTAATTGACCCTCCAGTAGATTCGAAATTATAAACTCTAGAATTATCTGTACGATCAGTTTGATCTAAACTATTTCCAAAATATAAAGATCTATCTTGAAAATACTTTAAGACCTTAGTATCACTATCATATGATGCAATATAACCTCTTGCAGTTCCTCCAGTTACAGTTTGAGTTATTTCTCCTCCAATAGAGGGAGTTCCACCAAAGGTTGGATCTAATTTAATTGCTGATAGAGATGAATATTGATTTTCTGTAAAAATAACAGTATCTGAAGAAAAAGTAGTTGGATTCTTTATAATTCCAACTTGTGCGAATTTAGTATCAGTTGGAAAATCTTTTGTTGAGTCATCAAATCTTGCATATACTAATACTTTATCAGTCCCCAATTCGGTATAAATGTCATAACCATGTCCTTTTGATGGTGGAATAATTGGTATTAGTTTTGCTGGATTTGGAAGACTTCCACCAGGACGAAGACTTCCCAAGTCAACGATTCCCCAAGTATATCCAAACCCGCCTGCAACAACTTGAGTGGATGTAATAGATCCACTGCTATCTACTGTTATAGAAACTCTACCTCCGGATCCATCGCCAAGAATATCAACAACACCAGAACTATATCCAAGACCACCAGATGCAATATATACTTTTTTAATTTGATTTGGATTTGTAGATCCAGAATTTCCATTTTCTCTTACACTTACAATTTGAGAATCTGTTGATGTTGCCCATTCGTTAGGAACTACAACATATTCCGTAGAATCAAACTTTATAATATCACTGGGAGAAACTGAAAATAGATATTTCCAAATATATCCATCTCCACTTGTTCCTGCTGCCGAAGGTTCTAAATCTGTAAATGTAGGTTCATCTTGAGATTTGCCACCTTTCAAACTATTACCAGAAGAACCATTATCTATACAAATATAAACTCTAAAATCACTATTAATTACATAATAATTGGAATCATATAATCTACTTGAGTTTGAATTTGGTGTTGGATTCTGAATACTATAATCGTGCCTGTACATCTCATAAGAAGTATTAGAAGTCCAAGTAACTTTTTTTATAAGTCTTCTAATATTGCTAGATGTAATTTTTTTACCAAATAAAGATGTGTCTCTGTAATGACTTAAATATTCTAAATTATCTGTTGGACTTGGGATATTAGTATTCCAATTAGTAGTTCTTCCAAATCCAACTTGTGCCGGATTGTCCAAACCCAAAAAAACATAGTAAGAATCGTTACCGCCAGTTACAGAATCTATAAAATTACTTGCATTTAATATTCTAAATTGATCCGTTACTATTGCCGCCATATTAATATTTTTTAAGTATTTATAAAAGTTTTGGAAGTGCTCCTGTTTGTCTAATACCAACTCCCCTTCTTTGAATAGTAGCAAAAGTTGATAATCCAACATCTACAGTATTTCCAGTCACTCCTATTGAAATTGGAGAACTTGATCTACTAAATTGAGACATTCTGCCCCAAGAGAATTTACCTATAGGGTTTAATATATTTCCAGTAGATGCTAACCCAACCACAGATGTAGTTGATAGTATATTACAAGTAATAATTCCAACCGGACCACTAGAAGTGAATTGGTGAATATAGTAAATATTATCTATAAAAGTTGTACCAACACCAACTACTGCAGAATTTGAAGTATCAATGGATGTCACCCCCCTCCCAACTCGTGTATCAAAAATATAAATTGGATATCCAGTTTGCAATTCGGGGAATCCATCAGGTCCTTCTAAAGTAAATCTAAGTGCCAGTGGATTTCCGCCACTACCTGTCGTGGTTGTAATTCCAGTAATAATTCCTGAGAATCCGTTTACTTGATTAATATTAATATTCGAAATTAATTCAACTGCCCCATTAGCAGTGGTTGAAATTCCATTAACAATTAAAGCACTAAAAGGTTCTGGATTATCATACTCAAAGAATTCTGCATTGTCCACAAATATTTCATCGGATGTCGTTGAAAAATCTTTTATAATTTTAGCAGTTGGATAAATTAAAGACTCAATAGAATCTCTAGTCTTATAAACATCTTCTCCATTAATTTTTCTATCAACTTTTTGTTTAATCCAACTTAGTGGTTTATAATTTTCAGAGTCAACTCCTTGATTTGAATATAAGTTAGTTTCAAACTTATCAGAGAATGATAAATCAAATATTGTCCTCTTATCTTGTGTTATTGTTCCTGAAATTGAATTATTCTTAAGAACCTGTACGGTATCACCTCTTTTTAGAGTTTCATTGATTGTATCATTCACAATAACATCATCACCATCGGTTCCTTTATAGAAGAAAATTGCAACATTATCCTCTGGTCTTGGAGCAGTTGTAAATACGAAACTAGTTCCTCCATCAAATTCATAGGCAACTCCAGGATCTTGAATTACTCCGTTTATAACAATTAGAAGTGCATTTGAAAGATTTACCTGAGAATCCTCTAGTGATTCAAAACTTAATAACTCATTATTATAAAATAGTGGGAATCTGGTTCTGACTCCATCTTGATAATTTTTTACTGAATCTATATAATCAAACTCTCCAAACTGCCAAGCGGCAAAAGAATCTGAAAATGTATCAACCACAGTCAATTGGAATTCTGATAATGGAGATGCCAAACCTTTAGCAGTCACCAATCCAACTGGTTTAAATACATCTCCTCTTCTGAATGAGTAACCCTGCCTTGAAATATTAAATCTAGAAACTTCAAAATATGTTGATCCTATTCCAGTTGTAGAACTTGCCCCAACTTCAACATTAAGTAAAAGACCTATTCCAGTAGATGTTGTTGTTCCAACTCCTAATCTAGATACGCCGATCACAGTAAGATTTTCATAAGATGGTTCAGATACGAATACTTTAGGATTTGTGTATCCAGTTCCACCAGCACCAACAGTAAAGGAAAGTGTTCCGCCTGCTCCAACTGATGCAGTTATGATTGCAGTATCTCCAATATGACCACTTTGATATACGGATACTCCTATTGAAACAATACCATTATATCCAGAACCAAGATTATCAGTAGTTCCTAGTCCAACCGACACTATACTACCTCCGGCACCAACTACGGCAGTTACTGCTGCCCCCACAAGAGGTGCATATCCAAGACCAGTAGAAGATCCTAACGAAATTATTATTCCCCCTCTGGGGATTTGATTTTGATTCACATCAAACTCTGAAGTAATAATTGTTCCAGTACCTGCGGATGTAATACCAGAAAATACTACACTTGATATTCCCGAAACAGTATTTTCAATAATACTAAAATTATTTTCTGGGTTATTGAGAGTTGTTGGAGTTTGGAAAACACCATTTATAAACAAAATTCCATTTCCTCCGGTGGTTCCTAGTCCTACAGTATTTGCACCACCGACAGTTAATGTAAAAGTTCTACCAATTCCTGTAAATTGACTTGAAATGTCATCATATAGTTGATTTGATGTATAATCATTTCTCAAGAAAACTCTTCCCGTAAAATCGGAAGTTTCAAAAGTCAAATTACTAGAGTCTCTAATTATTTGTGGATTTCCTCTTGGAGATTCTGCAAAGAAAATATTACTATCGACAATATTATAAGATCCTTTATAAATTCTTACTGGAGTAGAAT